ATAGTCAGGCCAACAAGTCTTCTTGAATGAACAGAAGTTACACTCTCTGCATAGAACCCTGTTGCCTGACGCCTTCTTACGATAGGTCTCTGGCTCGTCTGTGTACTGGCGCTGTAAAGGCGCATCGTTCTCTAAGTAATCGTATGTATTCCTCATCTTATCTAGTTCTACATCAACGTCTACGTGCTTAGCTGACACGTACTTGTGATGCCCGTTAGCCTTGTTGACTACCCACCAGCCACCAACCTTCTTACCTGCTGCTGTAGCGTAGCCTACAAGCTGTGCTACGTAGCCGAAAGGATCACTAGCTTGTAGTGTTTCAAGGTCAACAAACTTCTTAGTGTAAGAATAGTCTGACGCACTCTTAACGTCATCTACTCTACCGTCCATAACTAAGTCATACTCACCTCGTATTGGACGCCTACCTCCACCTAAGTCTAAGTTAACAACATCATTGTCTTTGAACTTAACTCCTGCTGTCCGTAGGATGCCCTTGAACACAGCCTCAACTATGTCACCTAGCATCATGTTCATCATGAACTGGTCTGGAAAGGGTTCTTTCTTTTCGGGCTTGTTCTTTTCGTGCCACAGTTGGCATATAGGTCTACCAATGTTTGACATTCTAAGTTTAAACTTACCCCGTGGACCCCCGTTGAACTGCTTATCTAAGCCATCTTTGACATCAGAGGAGACCTTATCCATGATCCCCTCCGACATACTAGACTTGCCTAGAGTAGCATCCCGCATGAGCATCTTGATAGGAAGCTCAGCGGCATGACCCATATCCATATTAGTAAGGAGCCTCTTCTACTTGAACGATAGAATCCAAGATAGCTGGATCAATAGCAACGTCAGGCTTGTTAAGCTTCTTCCACTCACTTAGCACATAGTCATTGGCGTAGTCTACGTAATCTACAAAGGAGCGCAAGGTATCTTGATCACCTTCTTGCATCTCTGTTGCTACACCTAAGCTTGCTACAATGGTAGCAAACTTATTACCAGTGGGCATGGTCACTTTCATTGATGTCATGCTAATGGTATGCTCAATGGGCAGAAGCTTCTTGGCTGTAATATCCTTCATTGCATATTCAAGAGACTTCTTACTGTCCATGTTTTTAACGTCCATTACAAAGTCAATCTCTTGGGCGTAGCCCTTGACCTCTTTACCTGTAGCATCTGTAGTCTTGCCTAGCTTTACTTTACCAAACAGAACTTTAGTGTTCTTGATGCTTCGCATAATAGCCTTAGTGTCTTCGTCTACTGCACTCCAATCTTTGATGTACTTGCTAGGACGCCCAAGGTTAAACGTACCCCGTGAGTCTTTCAAGTCACCCTTCAGCACAGTAGCCATGACAGTCTTGTGCATCTTGCTTGACTCACTGTCCCACTGTGTCCACTGCTGACGCTGAGCGAACAGACGGATAACAGCAGCACGGCTGTACACCTCATTGCCTTCCGCATCCTTCAGCTTGAACGCACCCAAGGGTACAACAACCTTCTCTTCCAACTCCCCATCATCATCCACGGTCTCAGCCATGATGGGTGCTTGCATCTGAGACAGGCGTGGGATGCTAGGGCCAGACGCTGATGTCTCTGCCTCACCAAAGCCCATAGCTGCTGCCATGTCCGTGCCAGAAAAGTTAGTACTCAACTCATTGCTCATTATATATCCTTTCTGAGCTTCAAACGAACCGTAGTTATAACACTATACATCAACAGTGTCAAGCCAATTCGGCCCTATCTTGGCCTCTAAAAGCAGAGGTACATTCATCTCTACTCCGTAGTATTTGTTGATGATGTGATTAAGCTTTTCATTCACGTCATCAATAACGCCTAGCACCTCCTTCTCTTCTTGTGGGTGTATGTCAATCACCGCTGAGTCATGTACGCTGTTAACCAAGCAAGACTGTAAGTCCTTGAGCCTATTGTCTATTTCAAGTAATACAACAGGTACAACGTCACCAGTGGCGAACCCTTGCACTGGGTAGTTCTTGATCCTAGTGAAGTTAGTAGGCATACCGTTAGCCCTACGCTGTGTGTTAGGGAAAGCGTACTGACGCCCTGACACATTGGTTATCTTTTGAAAGCGGATGGCTTCAGTACCTAGCTCCTTGTGCCACTCGCTTATACCCTGATACTTATCAAGGAAGTGGTGGTAGTAGGCAGCTTCAGCCTTTGTCCTACCGAACCCTGTCGCGCCAAACAAAGGTGCGAAGGTATGTTCCTTGGCTGCTTGACGGGCAGTAGGCTGACCAGCGTCACTGATGACCTGTGCAGTGTAGGCGTGAACGTCAAACCCTGTGTTGATCTCCTCCATAGCTACAGGGTCTTGTGATAAGAACGCCGCCGCACGAAACTCTAGCTGTGCAAAGTCTGCTTCCATGATCTTACCGCCCTGCCACCTTGAGATAAACACACGCTTCACTGGGAACGTACCACCTCTAGGCATGTTTTGCATGTTAGGCTCCCGTCCAGAGAACCTACCAGTAGACGTAATGTGTTGCGTTAAAGACACATGTAGTAGGTCATCAGGCTTGGTGTAGGTATCAATACCCTCAACAAAGCTTGACAGGTAGCTAGACACTGCGTTTAGCCTCTTAAGGTCTTGCAGGAACGTAACAGCCTCTGTCATCTTGTTGTCTACGGCAGTTGCCCTTAGCATATCTAGTACGTCTTTCCCCGTAGAGAAACCACTAGCACTAGCCCAAGAAGCGTTAGGAGGGAAGAACCCAAACCCAGCCATACGAGGCTGCTTCTTAAGCTGGTAGCCTCTGGCATCACAGTCCTTACATTTGTTGGGTCTTGCATACTTTTCCCCATCTTTCCTTACTTTGTATGTTTCCGCATTGCCTTCACACGTTGGGCAAGTGAACGCCTCAGTGCGATACAGAAGATCACTGTTAGCATTTACTATATCCTTTAGTTGGCTTAACTTCTTGCAGTCATCAAAAAGGTTAGGCCAGTCATCTTTTGAGTGTGGCTTGCGACTAAAGATTACCTGCGACATCTGCTCTGGGCTGTTAAGGTTAACAGGTGTGTCACCCATGACCTCACGTACCTGCATCTGTAGCCGGGATTGGATAGCACCACGCTCCTCTTCGTACTCTTTACGCACTGCATCCAGTGCCTTGCGATCTACCTTCATACCTGTCTGCTTCATGCGTGTAAGTAGCTTACATACATCAAACGTAATGTCTCTCACTTTGATAAGACTTGCTGACTCAGGACTAGAGAAGTCTGCAACCTGAGCGTGAAACAGTGCAGTAGTAGTATTACAGTCAGCCTCAAGATAAAAAGTCAGTTCTGATAATGGTATCTCGTCAGTGTTGTAGCCCTCCTTAAAGTATTTCTTTAGTGTGTCATCCTTTTGAAACTCAAGCTTCCTACGGATAGCTGTGTTGCCTAGAGACATAGAGATTTTCTTAGCTACACCATTGGGTGTGATCTCTAGGTTGTTTCCTCTCAGTAAAATACTCTCAGCCAGCATGGTATCCCATATGTCACCGTCATACTTAAAGCCACACTCCCACAGCCAAGCCAAGTCATGCTGTGCATTGTGCATGATAAGCAAGGTAGTGTGGTCTAGTACACGCTGTATGCGCCTAGCTTCTATGCCTGACTGATCAACGTACTCTTTGTGCTGAAGATCAAAGGTCAAGGACTCCGTACCGTCATCTACATCACGCACTCCCACATTGACCAAGAAGTTATCAGGCTCCCAAGGGTCTAAGAATAACTTGTTGTGCCTCTTCTGCGTTGTGTTCTCTACGTCCAATACAAAGCGCATTGTTGTCCTTTCTTTAGGCTAGGTACTGTGACCTACCCCCGTCTAACTCACAGTGAACGACCCCATGCCATCCACCCTTTAACTTGTTCTTAGCTACGTTGATGTGACGCTGGTTGTCCTCATCATCACCCTCAGTAACTTGGTTCTTAGCTATCAACAACATAAGGTCTGCCTCTGCTGCCTTGCCTGTCTTACTGCCTTCCAGCATTGACTGATCCAGATATACTTTATCTTGTGCATCTGCTGACAACTGACTCATCCAGATAATAGCACAGCCATACTTCTTAGCTATGTTACGAGCATGGATAGCAGCAGCCTTGAGATAGACATCCGACTTGTCACTACTCTTTACAGCAAACTTGTCACCCATGTCAAGTACTACTATGTCTGGCTTGCTATGCTTAATGATGTTTTCAACCCAACCTAAGTCTTTGCCAGTACTATCAACCATACTAATCTGATTCCGCACCTTCTTGTAACGAGCAGCAGCTAACGCATAGTTAGACTTGATCTCATCTGTATCCATACTGGCAGCAGCACACAGATAGCGTTCCGCTACACGCACATACTCTTCCTCGTTACACAGAACCATACACTTAGCACCCTGCTCAGCGAAGCCACTAGGTGAAGCTATAGTAGACGCATGGAAGCTCGTCTTACCTGTGTTAGGTCTAGCTCCTACAATAATAAAGTGACCACTACTGATGCCTTCTATGCGACCAGCGAGGCTAGGTATATTCCACTTCCATTGTGACTGTGTGTTGCCAGCCTCAAGGATTGTGTCTATGTCAATGTCAGCCCACTCAACATTCATGTTAGGCATGAAGTTATCCTCATGCGCCTCAAGCACCTGACGTAGTGGCTCAAGAGAGGTAAGCTTACCGTTAACGTAGTCAAACCCTAAGTTAGCCACCTGTTCCCCTACATGCTGCTGAAACATACGAGACAGAACGTCAGACGCCACATCCCTAGACATAGGCTGCTCTTTGCGTAGCTTGGAGAACAGACCCTCATAGAGAACCTTGTTAGCTGTGGTCAGTGTGTTGTACTCAGAGAAGAACAAAGCCTCTAGCTCTGATGTGGATATGGTGCGGTCATACTTCTCCATTGCGTTGTCCAAGACCTGCTTGATCTTGCGTATGTCTTTAGTGAATAACTTGTCAGGGCATTTGATGCCCTTGTGATCTTCAAAGAACTCCTGATCGTGTAGGGTTCTAATGAGCGATAACTCCATCATTATAGCTCATCTCCCTTCTCTGACTCTATGCCCTTAAGAATTAAGGATACAAAGCCTACATTAAATATCTTAGAAAAGACTTCTGGGGCCATGTCCACCTTAACTGTGGCACTACCATCGTCATGCTCAACTATGTCTACTACTTCTATCTTATCACTCATCTTTTATCTCCTTATTGTACTTACGAAACCTTTTGTTGTAAGCACGTTTGATCTTCTTTAACTGCCCTGCTTTCCATATATAAAACTTACGAGATTTGGTGAGTCCATCATACTCATCTCCACCCTTCATTGGTACACGTTTATTCATCATATACCTCTCAATGCTTTCCATGATACAGGGAATAGACCCAGCATCTTATTGCAGATGTCATTAGCTACTAGCCTAGTCTCAAGTTGTGTGTCACCCTTACACCTTAAGTTACACATATCTGCAAGGGCGTCAAGACTACCTGACCAGTACCATTCAGTCATGGTGCTTTGTGGCAACACCATACGTGCTTGCTCTGGGCAGACTCCGTGAATTATTAAGTCTCTGTAAGCAGTTATTATAAACTCATTTAAGGTTTCTGGAATACGATCCGTGTCTTGTGGTTCTTCATCAGTTATAGGATCAACAATAAAGAAAGACTTTTGTATATCTACAACACCTGCACTGCCTTGCTTCTTATCGTCAGCCCTACCACGCCACTCATCAGGCTCATAGAACTCAGGCTCATCATCTACATACCTACGGCTAATCTCATTCCATCGTAAGAACTTATGCTTGACTAGTTGTCTAGCTACAAAGATTGGAGCCTTGACATGGAAGGATGCAAAGGCGTGACCAAAGGGTGACATGTGCTTGTGCTTGGCTAGGTACTTGATCAACCTCTTGTCAGGGTCATTAAGTATAGGGGTCATAGGCTCACCCACTACGCCTGACGTACCAAGTGCCTCACTCTTCTTACCAAAGGATACACGTGCTGCATTTACTACAGATAGGTCACTACCCATGTGATCCACGTATGTTGTTGTAATCATTACTATTCTCCCATGTTAGTTGGTGCATACTGCTCACCATTGTATGCAGGGTAGGCGTCATCCTCAACACCAGAGTTACATCCGAATACTACAAGGCCAAGGACTATGCAAGACCATAGCGTACCCTTCTTCATCCAGTACATAAAGCCATCAAAGGCTTCCTCTGCTTGTACCTGTGCAGCAGCCTTTACCTCATCACTCATAACTCAACCACCCGCAATGCGCCAACCTCTATGCCTACAGAAAAGCCTACATAAAAAGCTAATACAACTAAGATAGCTAACGGTACAATTTTATGTGTCATGGTGCAGTACCTTTCCATAGTCTTAGCTGGGCCTCTAGCTTCTTGGCTTGGTTCTCCCAATAGTCTCTCTCACGTTCCAACAGTTCACGGCCTTCTCTTAGCTTCTCGTTTTCTTTCTGTACTCTCTTTAGCTTACTCATACATGCTTCCTGTTGATTAACTACTCTTTGATGCTCATCTCTCTGTATCATTACAAAAGCTCCTTAAGCCTATCAATGTCTGACTCTACACGATACTTTATGTCATCGTCAAGTCTTAATGCAGTAGTGGCAACCCCTGTCCACGCCTCTATCTCTTGTCTGAACTTCAAGGTCTTGTGTGCAGCATCAGGGTCTAACGCTACGATGACCTGAGAATAGTTACCCAACTGTTCCATATGTGCAACACTTAAAGAGGTGCCAAGGATAGCCATACCAACAAAGCCAAGCTTGGCTACAGTGATAGCACTGATAACATCTTCAACAACAACCACGGTCTCGCCTGTACCTGCAAGGAAGTAGTTAGCCTTGCCAGTGTAGCGCAACCACTTAGGCTCTGCCCCAGCCAATGCCCTGCCTACAGCATCAATCAGAACACCATTGATAAAGATAGGAAACACAGCACGTTTATCTTTGAGGTCATACATCAATCCTTGGTCATGTAAGTCCCACTTGTCTCTAAATACATCAAGGCCACTGCCACCCTGCACAATATACTCAGGCAATATCATGGCTTCAGCCTTTGGCTTAGGCTTAGGAACATCATTCATACGTGCTTCAATGTCAGCAGCAGTCATGCCTACAGTATGGATACCACTGATCTTACAGCCTAGCTTGTAGCAGTTATACAAGACAGCACCACCTGACTTATTGGCAGTGAATGTATTGTTACCACCACAGTCAGGGCAGTCACCTCTTACAGTGTCACCCTCACCTAAGTCTAAGTCATCTACATATTTCTGTATGCTCATATCAAATCATCCTCTCTGTTAGACAATGCCTGTTTAGCACCAGCCAAGGTATTAACCAAGTAGGGCATCACACTCTGAGGGCTACTGTGTCCACTCACCTGCATGATACCAACAACATCAACACCATTCTCTACCATCTGCGTAATAGCTGTGCGCCTCAAGTCCATAGCTGTCAATGCCTTGGGTAGCCCAGCAGCATCTTTGACCTCATTGACTAAGCCACAAATCTCAACGTCATCGTAGGGTGTGTATGCCCCTGCTCTAGGCTTAACTCTAGGTGCTACGTAGGGTAGGAACCCAAAGTCCTCCTTCTGCTGTTTAAGCATAGGCAGCAAGCCCCCCTGTATGGGTAGATGAACGTCTGCACCACGTTTGCTTTGCTCCAAGTCTAACACAGCGTTCTCTAAGTCTAACGCATCCCATCCAAGCAAACGCATATCACCGACACGTTGCGCCCAATGGAAAGCCATATGCACAATCAACCCAATGCTGCGCCACTCCCAGTTACCATAAGCCGTGTCAAGAAACAGTTTGACTTGTGGTGTAGTCCACTTGACTTTGCGGGGCTTGGGCTTGGCACGATCCAACAAAGACACAGGGTTTGATAGTAGTACCTCATGCCTTCTAGCCGTGTTAAGCACAATGCTCAAACAGGTAGCTATGTAGTTAGCAGCCCTTACACCATGTTTAACTTGCCATAGATCATAAGCTACAGTCACATTAGAAAACTGTATGTCTTTTAGTTTGATATTGCCTAGATACTTACCGCCTTGCACAGAAGTATTACAGGCAAACGCAAGGTTACGCTCGTAGTCATACTGTGACTTACCACCCAAAGCAGCGAACTTAGGTGTACGCATATAGAAGTCACAAGCCTTGCGTATTGTGTGTGTACTCTTAAGCTCTTCTACTTTGGTCATATCAAAACATCCCTATAGCTGCACATACAAATATTATCGTTATCAAGGCATGTAACACAAAACTAATTACACGATCAAAAAAGGGGCGCATACAGTTCCCCCTTAGTTATGCACTCATTAACTAGGTATAGCTCTGTGCTGAGTAGGTCAGCATTGTATATGTCACCCTCCCACTGTGACTCCTCTACTGCATTCATAAGCCTCTGCCGTTCTTCTGACAGAGGTGTGATGTGATCTAGGTTGTATTGATTGCTTGGCATGTTCATTAGCTACTCCTCATTTAGTGTCGGATAATCCGACGTTAATCTTGATTGATACAGTTCCTACGCATAGTCCAACTAATGCTGATCTCTCCATCAGGATACGAATCATACGCTTTCTTTAAGGCATCAACAGTATTAAGCACTATCTGTATCTTATCACCCTCAGTCAACTTATCAGCATAGTCAAAGTGCAAAGGCACTACAGCAATAGCTTCTTCCCAGTGCGTATACTTGTAGT